GTCCCAGCAACTGTTTACTCAGTTCTGCCAGCTTTTAAACATCTATCTCTACTAAAAATTTCCCCCGTCAGCGCGAACGCTGACGAGTTATAAAAACTCGAGATATGCTTAAAAGCAACAGCGTTCGCTAACCGTGCGAACGGAGAAGGTCATTGACAACCTACCTATTGATAGAACTAGGATTTTAATTTGGTGTTGGATCGTTGTAGTACATGGTTGGTACAGCAACAAACCAATCTAAAGTGAAGTCTTCTCCCGCAGCTACATACGTATCTACGGAATAGGCTCCGTTGAGAGGACTTGAAGCCCCGCCTCCCGAGGGCAGTAGTACTTGAACCGCAACACTCTCTTCCTCTAAACCAGAGAAGACGAGAGCATTACGCTCATCATGAGTGGGTTCATAACGTGTGTTCCTGTAATACGGAGATTCTAACTCAAGGGTTGGACACAGTGCAGTGTTGGACAATACCGCTCCATCGCCTGTTATATTTGAGTAATAAACAGTACGAGCCAGTGTTGTCGCAGTAGAAGCTGTGCCATCAGATAGCGGTAGCAAACTAGATTGTGTATCACTTGGTACAGATCCAAACCATCTAGTAGCACTAATACGCGCTCTGGGTATCTGGTTCAACATGTTGGAATTCAAATTATATTTCCAACGAATACCTCCTCTTCTGGCAGCAAAAGCTGGTGTAAGATAATTCATAAGAGTCATCTTTGTCCAGACTGCACCTTCAGTTAAGAAAGGATTCGAACCATCAGGTCCCTTGTAAGTGGGAAATCTCGGATGTGCAAAGTTCCACAACCAAGTAGAACTTGTTTCGACATCTTCGCGTGGCATCACATATGTAGTGTGATAATTATAACGCTTTAACATGTTTCGGAAAGACATGAATGCCTCTCCACAATATGTCAAAGATGTCACATCAGGACGATAGTCTCCTCCAGCAATCTCCACAGAATCAATTCCACTTGATCCACTAGGAGCACTGTCGGTTGGAGTTGCCTCCGTCAATCCACTTTGACTATCAAAAGTGGATCCTGATTGAGAAATATAACTAATATTCTCCAAATTACGCATGTATGGTACTGCGACTTCAAAGTCATCACCAGCTGCTACGAAAATATTGATATCAGGAGTATCCGTGTCATCCTCACTTGGACGAACGAGTTCATTAAGGACTCGAATCTCGAACACACCGTTATCATTATCTAAATCCACAGCAATTGGATTAGGACCTGGAGTTCCACCATCTGCCGGATCATATACCGGTGTTGGTGACGCAGTCAACATAGGATTTCTCACTTCTAGGAATTGTCTGTCTTGATTCCAGCGAATAGTGAATTCCATGTCGCGTTTCTCGGAGATATCCATAATCTCATGATATCCTCCACCCCATTCTAAACTAGAATTAGGGCCATTAGGGTCATAAGTAAGTCTTAATCTTCCTTTATGAAACTTGGAAGCGGCGACTTGTACTCTCACCTTGATAGAACCTCTCCAATAACGGAAGGGTAACGATGCGAATGCCATAGGTGTTAGCATCACTTCGTCTATCGTCGCAATGTTTTGTGTTCCAAACATACCTGGGTTCACAACCATTGAGAATAGGTGGGTGTCTGCAGAATCTGATGCAGACCAGGGAGTACGTGTCAAATAAGACCATTTCTTCGCCAAATAAGGGACTGACAATTGATCTGTATTATCGTTAATTCCGATGATTTTAGGATCGATCGAAATTTCCTGTTTAGGATCAAAAGTTAATTTGTCAGCCGCTTCTTCTATAGAAGTATTGGCAATGTTACCCAAATAAGCCGGGCGAAATTTCCTAATAGGGTCCAAATTAATTGGTCTACAATAGCCAAATAGACTCGCTATTTTACCAACTGCACCAGCACCTATTTCAGTAGCGCGAGCATATGTTCCTATAATTGGCACATCCGTCAAGCGCCCTGCTATACGTGCTACAGCAGAAGCTGGTTTGGAAATTACACCTTCTCCATATTCATCTGATTTACCAGATTGTGAAGAGAATTGGGTAGATCCACTCAAAGCCACATCGTCATCCATATATGCGAAAATCGCTATACGCACAATATTTGTGACATCTCCTAGAGCATGACCTAACTTGTTAATAGAAGACAAGTCTAAGCGTCCCATATCTTGCAAATCTTGAGTTACAGTATGTCGTAACCAATTATTTGGATATACAAATGGGAGTGTCATTTCTCCTCCTACATTATCCGTAGGATCTAAGAGAATATGTGGTTTCTGTGAGTATTGTACATTGTCTAGCACAGGGGCAGATCCTGGAGTTCTAGTAGGATGCTGCACTGCACCGAAAGGCGTGTACGCAAGAATGCCTTTCCCGTAGTGAAATTGTGTTCCATTAATAAAGACCTGTAATTTGAGAGATCCACTGATATACAAATAGTTCTCTAACTTACGCCTTATTGATGGAGTGTTGAGATATGCTTCCCATGGGTAAAAATCGTCCCTGAGAAAGTCTCCAACAGCCCACGTAGTTTCGTATATGCGCACTGGACGCTTTAGAAAACTAGTGAGCTCAATCTTGGAATCCCACCCATCACTACGGAGTGGATCCAAAGCTGATCGGTAATCAACGTGAGTATTTGGAACACTACTGTTGAAACCTATATTAACAGCTTCGTCATGTTGTTTATTTTGAAGTACTGCCTCGCCAGATTGTGAATACCAATATTCATCATATAATTTAGCAGCAGACTTCTCTTTCCTGAACTTCTTAATGAGTGCTTTCTTGATCTCATCTCTCCTTTTAGAAGTCGTACTCGCCAAACGCGCTCTCATAGAGGAGGGCACATAGGGCTCATTTTCAGGTATGACTTCACCAGATTGTGATGATAAAGCAATCATTGATAGATCGTCTAAAGAATCATTTTGAAGTTCTTCTTGATTCCTTTGTGTATCATGGGTGATCCCATTCAGAATTCCCATAACAATCAACTTATTCAAAGCCATCTCTATTGCTTCATGAGGAGTCCCACTTTTAAGACCAGTTCTCAAAGTGTTATAAATCCTATTAAGCATAACTGAGGTTTCGAAATCGAAATGCAATTTCTTATATCGATTCCCAGAGAGAGAAGCTCTTCTTACTTCTTTGTCGAAAAACGACACATTCGGACGATTGGCTCCGGCGACCTTCGAAAATTCGTTGTTTGTAATACATTGACCAGTCTAACATCTATGATTTTTACAACCCAAAACACTAGTGAGACTATGTAGTGTAGAGGTTGTCCTATTTCATGTTATTCTCAACATTGTCTAGTTACACTAATAATAAGGAAAAATAGTGA